GCGGCGCCCTGGGCGCGCCTGGCCTGGACAAGCGGAGACGGCTCGCCGGTCTGCGGTTTGTGGACGCCCCTGCACCGGCGCGCGGCGGAGCCTGGCCTGTGAGCAGGCCTTGAGTGGCCGCTGCGCGTGTACGGTGACACGCGGTATGGCAAATGCCGGGAATATCCGGGGACCTCGGGATTGAGGCGATAATTGACGCGAAATCAGCGGGTTGCCGCGGGATCACGCAAGAAGAAGCGGGATTTCAGCATGACGCGCAGTTTGGCGCAATTTCGAGAAATCGTGCAACCTAGGCCCAGGCAGGGGCGATGGGTTCAAAATCCGTTCGAATGGCTTCGAGGCCCCTTCAAACGCTAAGTATAGCGTGTTCAAAGCCCATTTAACCAATTTCATCCACGCACCCGAACGCACGAGGCGAGTTGCATCGAAGGCTGGGGCGCGTTGCATCGTACTGTTTCAGGTCGAGTTTTCGGGCTGATCTGTTGCTGACACAAGGCAATGCAGGCCGAGAATGGCCGTCCACTCCGCGCATTGGGCGATGCAACAGATTATGAGGAATCGCGGCCCGTTTTCGATATGAAAGATCAGGCCGGCTGCGATTGAGGTGAGGCCTGGGCCGACAGCGCGGAAATCTCGGTCTGGAGACGGCTACGGAGCCTGTCGTTGTCGCGCTTGATCATTCCGGGAATGAGGAAGGCATCTACGACCCACCAGACGAAGCCTGGGACCACGAAGGCAACCCAGGCGAGGATCATGAGGAAGGCCGTTCCGGGGCGACCGAGGAAAAACCGGTGTGCCCCGAACACTCCGAGGAAAAACCAAAGCAAATAGGCCACGCCCATGCTGCGAGCCTCGGCGGAAACACGGGTTTCGATCATGAGATATTGTTCGGGCGTCATCTGTAGCTTCCCCTATTCAAAACAAGCCGCATCCAACGGTGGAACGCGGAGCAAAAACGTCTCAAGCGACCGCATCATCTGTCTGAAGCGTCCGACAATCTGGCTAGGTCGTAGAGCAATACCGAAATCGTGTCGCTGCTGACCCGATGGAGCCTCACCAAGTTGACAAGGTGGCCACGAAGCTTGCTCGGCGGCTCCCAGCCTGCGGCAGCTGCAGCGTCTGAAACTATAGTCTCCGCGCGCCTCATCTCACGTTGCTGTCGGACAGCGCGGTCGTTTTGCCGGGCCTCTGCAGCGGCACCCGCAGGCTTTCCCTCATGAAAGAACCTTATGGCGAGATCCGCTCGCGCGCGGATCTTGTCATCGAGCGTGGGGTCTTCCGCGATCGCTACCAGCTCCTCCGCGACGTCGTCTGGCGGTGATGTCCCTGCTTCCAGCATCTCTTCGACGGAGGCCAGCAATGAGTTGGCCGAGGCCTGGGACATGCCTTGCGCAGCCCCCTCTCTTCGGCCCGTTACGACGTAGAGAATATCCACACCTATACCGCTCAGCGCTTCCAATACGCCTGCTGAGGGAAAAGTAGCGCCTTTTTCCCACTCGATGAGAGCCCGCTTCGACACTCCAGCGGCCTTCGAGAAGGCTTCCTGGCTCATTTCCAAACGCGTTCGTTCGGATTTGAGCCTGGTCCCAATAGACATATATCCGCACCTGCTGCGTTGACTTGTGAAGAAAACATCATCACAGTGCATAAATCTGCACCGTTCAGCAATCGTAGCGCATTATGTCCACGAGCCCAATGAATTCTCCCCAGGAGCGAGCAACCGCACGAGCGTCCTTCGACTGCGCGGGTTTGAGCATCCGCCAGTTTGCGATCGCTCTGGGTGTCGACCCGGCGACGGTGCATCGGGTTCTCAATGGCGACAGCAATTGTAAGCGAGGCAACAGCCACCGCGTTGCGGTCGTGCTGGGTCTTAAACGCGGCGTGCTGACCGAAGACGACCCCGGTGTGGCCCTCGCCAAAACCATGGCGAAAGCGCGGGAGCTGCTGCCGCATGCGTGAGTGGTTCACCATCTCCGACGCGCTCGCTCACCCGGTTGCTGGACACCCTGCCACTGCTGAAGGCTGGCGGCGTGTCGCGCTCCGGTCCGGTTGGCGCGAGCTGGACGGAAAAGCCCGCAAAACCGAACGCGGCTGGGAGTATCATGTCTCGCTTTGGCCGGAGCGCGTCCGCGGCGCGCTGATGCGCGCCGAAGCCCAAGCTCATATACGCACCAAAGCATTGGTGACGGAGCCAGAGACCCGGAACACACCCGCCTGGGACGCCTTTAACAAGTCATCGCAGAAGAACAGGGACATCGCCGCCGAACGCTTGGCTGCCGTCGAAGCGGTTGCCGCTCGGGTGAAGGGCGGCGCGAAGAAGGGCGACGCGATTGCGGAGCAGGCAATTGTCTCCAACGTGTCCGCTCGGTCACTGCAGCGCTGGTGGTCGGCGGCACAAGCTGTCCCTCACGCCGACTGGCTGCCAACGCTTGTCCCCGGATACCGACCCACGACCCAATTCGGGCCATGTCACCCAGAGGCTCTGGCCACGATCAAGGCGGACTACCTTCGGCCCGAGCAGCCCAGCTTCAACGCCTGCTATCGTCGCCTCAAGAAGCTGGCCGAGGCCCACGGCTGGTCGCCGATCCCGTCCAGCCGCGCGCTGCGCCGCCGACTAGCGGCGGAGGTTGAGCAAAGTGTGGTGGCCCTGCGCCGCCAAGGCCGGGATTCCGCAAAGGCTTTGTACCCCCCGCAGCTGCGCGTGAAGAACGATCTGCACGCCATGCAGGTCGTGAACATGGACGGCCACCGCTTCGATGTGATGGTGAAAAAGCCGGACGGAAAGGTCTTCCGGCCGGTGCTGACGGCGCTGCAGGATGTCTATTCCGGAAAGTTTGTCGGGTGGCGGATCGACGAGACCGAAAACAAGGTCGCTGTGCGCCTAGCCATCGGCGACATGATCGAGCGTTACGGCATTCCAGAACACATCGTCCTGGACAACGGCCGGTCCTTCGCTTCGAAGTGGATCACGGGCGGTCAGAAGAGCCGCTTCAGGTTCAAGATTCGAGATGATGAGCCGGATGGTTTGCTGACGCTCTTGGGCGTCAAGGTCCATTGGGCAAAGCCATACTCCGGCCAGTCAAAGCCTATCGAGCGCGCCTTCCGCGATCTTTGCGATGATATCGCCAAGCACCCGTTCCTGCATGGCGCCTACACCGGCAATAGCCCCACCGCGAAGCCCGACAACTACGGCGCACGCGCCGTCGACTACGAGACCTTCCGGCGTGCGGCGCATGGATGCTTGCTGGAGCACAACGCGAGGACCGGTCGGAACACCAGAACATCCAAGGGCCGCAGCTTCGATGAGACATTCGAAGAGTCGATGAGCCGCCCGGAAACAGTCGTTCGCCGAGCGGCACCGGCCCAACGCGCTCTCTGGCTGCTGATGGCCGAGTCCATCACCGCTAGAAAGCCGTCTGGCGAAATCCATCTGATGGGCAACCGCTATTGGTCCGAGGCGATGGTGGAGCACGCGGGCAAAAAGGTCTGCGTCCGCTTTGACCCAGACAACCTGACCCGGCCTGTCGAAATATTCGCCATGGATGGCGTGAAGCTGTGTGACGCCGAGGCGATCGAGGAAGTCAACTTTCTGGACGCTGAAGCGGCCCGCCGCCACGAGCGCGCCCGGCGCGAATTTCTCAAGAAGCAGAAAGAACTTGCCGACATGCACGTCACCATGTCGCCCGAGGAGCTGGCGCGTCTCTACGCGCCGCCCATGGCCGATCACGCCGATGATCCGGTCTATCCGGCCGTCACCCGGCTCGCATCGGCCGATGCGAATAAACGCCCCCCTTCTGAACAGCCCGAATGGACTGACGCGGACGAGGACGCCTTCGCCAACGTGGTCGGGATGATGGGCCGGAGGTTGATGCGGGACTGAAGAAATTCCCTCCCGCGTCCCTGCCAGGACGCGAGAGGGCTGAACGGCGAAAGCCATCCATAGCAAGACGGAGAGACGTACATGGTAGATATCGCAACTTCAACCACGGCCCCGACCGGAGCTGACGCGGAAGGCTGGGTCGCCCTTGTCAAACGCGTTGAGCAAATCGCCGAAGCCCGTGGTTGGTCGAAGGCAGAAATTTCGCGCCGATCGGGCGTAGCACAAGGAACGCTCAGCCAGTGGATGAGCGGAAAGTACGCAGGCAATTATGATGCGGTCAGCTCGAAGATCCGCAACTGGCTCGACCAAGCCGACGCCGTTGAGGAGCTGACCGCCAGCGTCCCTGCGAGCCCGGAATTCCTCGACCTAGAGTTCTCACGAAGCGTTGTCTCGACGCTTCAGATTGCCCAGGTCATGCCGGCAATGGTGATGATCACCGCGGATGCCGGCAACGGCAAGACGCTTGCGTGCAATCACTATGTCTCCACGCGGGCGAACAGCTTTCTCGTAACGATGAGCCCGCACTCGCGGACCATCCACAATATGCTGACGGCCATCGCGGCGACACTGAACGTCGAAGAGAAGTCTGCGGGCAAACTCGTCCAGGCCATCGGCAAGCGCATTGAGCGTGTTGGTGCGGGCTCGCTTCTGATCGTAGACGAAGCCCAGAACCTCACCGACGAGGCGATTGATCAGCTTCGCCATTTTGTCGACTTCTATCGATGCGGTGTCGCGCTGGTCGGCAACCGGGAGACCTACAGCCGGTTTGCGGGCTGGGGACAGGGCGACAAATACGGCCAGCTCAAGCGGCGAGTTTTCCGCCGGTTGCGCCGAGACAAGCCCACCGTCACCGACATCGACAATTTCTTGGATGCTTGGGCGATCACGGACCCGAAGCAGCGAGAGTTCCTGCGTGGTGTCGGCCTGAAGCCCGGCGCCCTCGGGCAAATTGACATGACGGTCAAGCTCGCGCGCCTCACCGCCGAGGGCCATGGTCGCGCGCCGACCTTGGCAGATCTCAAAGCGGCTTGGGCGAACCGTGATGTGGAGGCGGTCTGATGGACCGGCTCCACTCCACGCCGCGAGGGCCACTTCTGGATGAAGTGCCCACCCTTTCCTTGGATGAGGCGAGAGGGCTCTGGGACGCTTTGGTTCGCAAATCCGGCTTGGAACAGTCGGAAAACCAAACGTTGCTGACCGGCTATGCCGGAGAGCCGTCTCTCGTCTCGGCAATAGAAGCGGCGATCCGCGCAGGACGTCGCCTCTCTGAGGCTGTGAACACACACAACGAGCGTGCCTCGATCCACAGCGCAATCGAGGCGTCCGTAGTGCTCAATGAAGCATTTCAACGGGTGCAGCGATGAGCGCGCACGCTGCAGAGAAAGAGGGCGCAGTGTTCGGCCTCGATGTTCGGACGAACGCAGCCATCCCAGACGGTGTCGTTTGCATCGTGCCGTCTGGCTCGACCCTCGTCGATCGTCGCACGCGCATCGTCGCGACCACGCGCGAGGCTTTGCCGGCGGCGAGGGCCTTGGCGTTCCAGCTGGCCGCGTTGCGCGACCGCAAGCCGGGCTTCCGCTTTTCCCTTCCCTCTCATTCGGAGACAAGACATGTCTAACCTGACCGACTGCGCCGATGGCGAAGTGATCGTCAACGGCAACCGATACATGACCGATGGCAAAGGGAGCCTCGTTCCCGTCGAGGCGATCAAGCCAGCCCACAAGCTGGAAGACGAAGTCGTCCGCAAAGTGATGGGGTACGCCCGCGATCTGTCCGCGCAGATCGACCGGTTTCGAGGGCACGCCTTCACGGATCTCGGTGAGTTCGACGCTTTGTTGCAGCAGGACTACGGAACGACGCGCGGCGGCAAAAAGGGAAACCGGACCTATCAGAGCTTCGACGGCCTGATGAAGGTCTCTGTCTCGGTCGCCGAACATATCGACTTTGGCCCGCAGCTGCAGATCGCCAAGACCTTGGTTGACGAGTGCCTGAATGAATGGGCGGCAGACAGCCGACCCGAGCTTCGGGCGATCGTGACGCGTGCGTTCAATACCGACAAGCCCGGCCAGGTGAACCGCAGCGAGATATTCATGCTGCTCAGGCTCGACATCGATGACGCCCGGTGGGCGAAGGCGATGGAGGCCATCCGGGAAGCCATGCGCGTGACCGGCTCGAAGACATATCTCCGCTTCTATCAGCGCCCGGCGCCGGATGCCCAATGGGAGGCCGTAACGATCGATATGGCCAAAGCGAAGGGCGGTGCGTCATGACCAGCTATGAAACCGAACAGGCACGCCTGACCGTCCGCCGCCAACGCGACGGCACCTATGACGTGTTCGACGGCGCCGGAGTGCGCGTCTCGGAGGGACACGGAGAGCGCCTGTTGGCGGAACGCGCGCTCGACAAGATCGCCCGGAGGAACAGCCGGACGGTTCGGGAGTGTCTCACCTGTGACGACACGTTTCTCAGCGAGGGGCCGCACAACCGCATGTGCAACTGCTGTCGCCGCCGTGCTCGGGACGGTGCCTGGCTCGCGAGCGCGAGCGTCACAGGCACGCGCCCATCTGGAGGAGTCTCATGAAAAAGCGAAACCGGAGCCGTTCCGGATCACATACGACCTGTCCGGTTTGCGGTCGCCAGCTGCGCGGGCTGAAGGGGCTGAAGATGCACATGGAGTTCGCGCATCCCGGCCGGGCGCTGGAGGACGGGCTTGTGGTGCCACCTCACGGCATCGTGGGAGAGCAAGGGCCGGAGGCTACCATTGGCACAAAGGAAGGCGGTGAGACATGAAGCTGCAGGAGCAAGACCGCCTCTGGCAAGAATGGGAGAAGGCCCAGCTCGCCCGCAGCCGCGCGGAAACCAAGCATCTGGAAGCGGCGGCGAAATCTCGTGATCTGGAGAAGGCTTATCGCGCTGCGGAGGAACGCGAAAACCGGGCTTTTGAAGCATGGCGATCTGCACGGGACGCGGCGAGGGCCGCGACTGACGAGGCACTGTCATGAGCGCCCTCGCTGCTATGCATGTCGCCAAGAGGCAGCTCGGCCTCGACGACGACACCTATCGGGCAGTCCTTACCCAAGTTACCGGAAAGGCGTCTGGCAAAGACATGTCCGAGGGGGAGCGCCGCAAGGTGGTCGCCCGGTTCCGTGAAATGGGCTTCGGACAGGCTTCTACCGGTTGTCGAAAGCCTCTCGAAGGGCCTTACGCCAAGAAGCTGCAGGCGCTCTGGATTGCAGGCTGGAACCTTGGCCTGGTCAAGGATCGGACCGATGCGGCTCTCGTCGCCTTCGTGAAGCGACAAACGGGCATCGACCATATCCGATTTGTGTCGGAACCCGAGGACGCCGCCAAGGCGATCGAGGCTCTCAAGGCTTGGATGGCTCGTGAGGCAGGCGTTCAGTGGGACCCTGGCCGGCTGGCTCCGGATTGGGCTCGCAGGCCCAGTTATCGGATTGCGCTCGCCCAGTTCGAGATCCTGAAACGGGGGATGGCGCGGCTTAGCCCCGCCATCCATTCGACCAACGTGGACCTCAAGGGTGTCCAGACACTGACCCTCTGGATGCAGAGCCGGAGGTACGGCACGCCCGCGACGTTGGTCGACACCGAGTGGCATGACGTCATGAACGAGCTGGGCCGTCACCTTCGCGACCTCAAGAGCGAGGCCTGAACTTGGCCAGCTCCGCGCCCCTCCTGACCTGGCGCCGGGACGTGCAGCTGGCCACCATTGCCGACGAGCGCGCTGAATTGATCGGGCGCATATCGCGGCTTCCAAGAATGAGCCACAGGCGGGTTGAGTTGACCGCCCGTCTAAGGGCTCTCACCGCAGAGGCACTTCGCCTCGAAGCGCAGCCGCCCGATGCCGGTCGGCCGAACAGTGAGTAGAGCGCATGAGAGACGCCGATAAAATACCGGCCAATCTGGAGCCGTACGTGACCGCACTGGGACAGGAAGAGGCCGAGCGCTTCTTCTTGGCGATGGGTGGTTCGGACATCTACCTGCCCAACAAATCCAGTCCTCGCAGCCTCGCCGCGCGCACGATAGGTGCGGATCGTGTCGAGAAGCTTGCTGCAGCGATGGGGCCGGGATACTACAAGGTGCCTCTGGCTCGGCAATGGATCGCACGTGTCATGAACGCGCGCGGTGCCAGCTACGCCGAGATTGCCCGAACGGTGCGAGCTGATGTCGCGACCGTTAGGCGCTGGCTTGGGCCACGGGACAACCACACGCAACCTCAACTCTTCTAGGCCGCTTTGACCGCGCAACCGCGCGTATGAACTCCAACGCCTGCAACTGTCAGATTTGCCATCTAAGCGCCCTCCTGCAGATCGTTTCTGCAGCGAGGGCTTCGGCAAAATGGCAGCGGCAGGCGTTTTCCATGTCAGGCAGTACTTCGTTTGATCCATTGCTCAACCTGATCGGCAAGTCCGAGGGGACCGACCGGCGTCGCGGCTACAACGAGACGCTGGGATATGGCGCCTATACCGGCGGCGATCGCGATCTGTGCAGCATGACCCTCGACCAGATCGACGCCCTGCAGGGCGCCATGCTGCGCCACCCCAACAACAGGTGGAACTCCTCTGCGCTCGGTCGCTACCAGATCGTTCGCACGACGCTGCGGTCGCTTCGACGCCGCCTCGGTCTGGATGGTCGCGATCTATTCGATGCGGCGATGCAGGACCGGCTGGCGGCGCAACTGCTCATCGGTCGGGGCTTCACTCAATTCATCAGCGGCCGGAAGAGCGAGGATGACTTCATCAACGCGCTGGCACGGGAGTGGGCGAGCCTGCCGACCACAGCCGGTGTCGGGTACTATGGGGGGCAGCGTGCGCACGTCACCCTCGCAGAAGTGCGGCGCGCGCTCGCTCAATGTTTGGGCGCGCGCTGATGCCGTCCAACGAGTTTGTTCGCCGTCCTGGCGGAGTTGCCCCGTCGTCAGCCGACGCCCACCGGCGGGCTTCCTTTCCCGAGGATGACCCTTGGGGGGATGACAGTGTTTGTCATGCCCCGAACCCTAGGTTAGACGCGGGAAGCGAAGAGACTGCACGTCTCGCCGCGGGACGGATCGACGAGCGCGCTGGAGATTCCGCCAGCGGCCTTTCCTCACTCCCTGAAGAAGTAGAACCGTGGGTCGGATCAGCTCGGCGCGAGATGCCTGTTCTCGACGGGGCCGACGCGCAGGCGGCTGTGACGAGAGCGGAGTTGAACCGTGCCGAAATTTCTCAAAGTGGCTGGCGATCCGCATGGCGCCCGGCGTGGATGTATTTCCTTGGCGCCGTCTGGTTCCTGCGTCTGATGGTGGTGCCGCCTGTTGATGCATTTGCCGGAACGGAACTCGCAGAGGCGATGGACCTGTCTGCAATGCTCTCGCTCACCTCTTGGTTCCTGGGACTCTACATGGGCGGGCACACGCTCAAGACGCTCGGTGAAGCCGCCGTGGAGGCGGTTCGGGTCGCTCGTGAGGGCCGTTACCGATGACACCGAACGATGCGGAGATCGAGCGCGCCGAAGAGCGCGTCGCCGAAGAATGCGCCCAAGCCATCGCGAAGGTGGGTGCCCGACTGGGACTGCCGGGAAGCACGCACTGCCAAACCTGCGGTGACGAGATCTCGCCGGCTCGCCGCGCGGCCTACCCGGCGGCGAGAAATTGCATTGATTGCGCACGTGCGAAGGAGGTCCACCAGTGGACGAAATAAAGGGATGGTCCGGCTTGGTGGCGACGCTGCTGTCGATCGGGGGAATTTTGTACACGTGGTTCACCGCCCAGGGCCGGATGAACGAAACCCGGATTTCCGCCCACGCAGACGCGCTGGTGGAGCACGATCGTCGCATCCAGACAATCGAGGGCGAGTTGAAGCACCTGCCCAGCAAAGAGGACCTGTCTGAGGTCAAGCTCGCCATCGCCAATCTGGCCGGTCAATTCGGTCGAATGGAAGAAAGCGGCCAAGGGACCAGCCGTGCAGTCAGGCGGATCGAAGAGTATCTGTTGAAGGAGCGTGGGTAAAATGGCGTTTGAGGATCACCTCATCGAAGATGCGCGACTGGTTATCCTGAAGGAGCTGGCCGGTCAGAATGACCACCGGCTGTCGGAGACCATGCTGGCGCATGTTCTCGAAATCTTCGGTCATAAGCGCTCGCGCGAATGGGTGCGCACACAGCTGCGGAAGCTCGAAGAGCTGGGCGCTGTGCGGATCACCGAAGTCGGCTCTGTTCTGGTTGCCGATCTCACGCGCCAAGGTCTCGACCATGTCGAGCGCCGCAGCTTTCTCGAAGGCGTTCGCCGGCCGAGTCTGGAGGGCTGACGATGTCGCGCCGCAGCCGCAACAAGAGGCAGCGCCGACAGGGGCGCGGTCGGCTATCGACGATCGATCTCCTGCCCGAGGAGGCCGACGCCGATATCCTGTGGCTGAATGAAGAGCTTCGTGAAGGCCGTAGGCTGCAGATCGACCTGCTGGACGAGTTCAACGCCCGGCTGGCCGACAAGGGCATCGGATCTGTCAGCAAGAGTGCGTTCTCCCGCTATACGGTTCGCAAAGCGACCCAATTCCGACAGCTGGATGAAACGCGCCGGATCTCGATGGAACTGGCGGACATGCTGGGCGTCGACAGCGCGGACAAGATGACGATTGCATTGTCCGAGATGCTGAAGGTCGCGGCATTCCGGATCGCCGAAGGCGGCGGGCTCAACTCCAAGGATGTTATGGAACTCGCCCGAGCCATCAAAGACGTCACCAGCGCGCAGAAGCTTTCGGCAGATTATCGCCGGGAGCTGGAACACGAATTTGACGACCGGCTGGAAGAAAACGCGGATCGCGCCGAGGTCGTTGCGCGCGAAGCGGGCCTGTCGGCCGACAGCATCGCGAAGCTGCGCCGCGAGTTCCTCGGGGTGCGTGCCTCATGACCGATCGTCCGACTACCGACCAAGCACCGCCGCGCTCCCCGATCGACGACGCGATTCCTGGCATGTTGCCGCCGGAGGGGCTGGACCCGCTGGGCGATGGCATTCTCATGCAGCACCAGCGCGACTGGCTTGCTGACCAAGCGCCGCTGAAGCTCGCCGAGAAAGGCCGTCGAACGGGCATCACGTTCGCTGAGGCCCTAGACTCCACCTTGACCGCCATGGCGGCGAAAAGCGCGGGGGGGGATCACACCTACTATATCGGCGATACCAAGGACAAAGGCCTTGAGTTCGTCGCCGTTGCGGCGCGCTTCGCTAAGACCGTTGCGAAGGAGCTCCTGGACGTCGAGGAGTTTGTCTTCACCGACGTCCAGGAGGACGGGTCGAGCAAGGATATCGCCGCCTATCGCATCAGGTTTGCGTCCGGTCACCAGATCGTGGGCTTGTCCAGCAATCCGGCGAATATCCGCGGTCTTCAGGGCCGGGTCGTGATCGATGAGGCGGCATTCCATCGCAATGTCGCCGCTGTCATCGACGCCTGCAACGCGCTCCTCATCTGGGGCGGCACGATACGGATTATTTCCACGCACAACGGCGATCTGAACCCGTTCAACGAGCTGATCAAGGAAAGCCGGCAGGGACAATACGACTACTCCATCCACACCATCACATTCGACGATGCTGTCGCGAACGGCCTCTATGAACGTGTCTGCCTGATCCGGGGATGGACCGCGACACCGGAAGGCAAGGACGAATGGTATCGCCGCGTCCGCAAGTCATACGGCAGCCGGGTCGAGGCGATGCGCGAAGAGCTGGATGCCATTCCGCGTGAAGGTGACGGCGTACTTCTGCCGCTGGCCTGGATCGAGGCGTGCAGCACGACCGACTACAAGGTGGTGCGCTGGGAGCCGCCACATGAAGGCTTTGTCGACATGCCGGAGAGTGCCCGCCGTGGGGAGATGGCGCTCTTCCTGCAGGAGAAGGTTGCTCCGGTTCTCGACCGGTTCCGTGAGCAAGGCCTGACGTGGCATCTTGGCGGTGACTTCGCCATGCGCCAGGACCGGAGTGCGTTCCCGATCGGCTTCGTCGGTCAGGATCTCAAGCGGCATGTTCCGCTGATCCTGGAATTGCGCGCCTGCCCCTACGATCAGCAAAAGCAGGCCTTGTTTTGGCTGGTGCAGTATGTCGGCTCGCTGGCGAGCGGCGTGCTGGACGCAAACGGCAACGGTATGGTGCTCGCGCAGGAGGCCCGCCAACGGTTCGGCGCGAACCGTATTACGGAGCTGATGCCCTCGAACGAGTGGCTGCGTGAATACACACCTCGCTTCCGTGCGGCGTTCGAGGACAGGACAATCCTGCTGCCCGCCGATCTCGATGTTCGCAACGACCTGCGCCAATTCCAGATCGTCGGCGGCATTGCCAAAGTGCCCAGCGAGATCCGGACCAAAGGCACCGACGGCGGCAAGCGCCACGGTGATGCCGGCGTCGCCACCCTGAACTTCTTTGCTGCGACCTTCGCTGGCGACGGCTCGCAATGGCGGCCGTTGAACCAGCCCGGCGATATGCGGCCCGGCCGCACCCCGCTCGATCAGAACTGGATTCCGGCCGATGCTTAAAGCTCTCTCATCTAGGCTCCGAAACGCGACCGCCTGGTTGCGGCACTCGCCGGATAACGGCGGATCTCTGGTGCCGCTGTTGCGGCGAACCCGGATCGACTATCGCAAAGAGGTCGGCAACGGGCTGGATGCGTCGGTGTTCACCTCGCCGGTGCAATGGATCGCTCGCGCGCTGCCCGAGGCCCGGCTGATCGTGAAACGGACGCGCAGCGACGGTATCGAGGAAGACATGGTCGGCCACGACCTGGTCAAACTCGTATCGAACCCCAACCCCTACTATGGCGATATCGCGCTGTGGATGGCGACGGTGTTCTCGTTCTGCGCGCCCGGCGGCGGGAACGCCTACTGGATCAAGCTTCGCAACCGTGCCGGAAAGCCCGTACAGCTTTGGTGGGTGCCGCACTGGATGATTGAGCCGGTCGGGTCGCGTGATGGGAGCGAATTTCTCACGCACTACAAATACAGCCCCGGCGGCACGATTGAGCCCATCATTATCGCTCCGGAAGACGTCGTTCACTTCCGCCATGGCATCGATCCGGAGAACCCCCGTAAGGGGCGCTCTCCGGTTGATGGTGTGATCCGGGAAATGTTCATGGATCTGGAGGCCTCCAACTTCGTCGCAGCACTGCTTCGGAATATGGGTGTTCCGGGCGTGGTGATCTCGCCGAAGAACGGGACGCTGCCGTCAGTCGACGATGTCGAAGCGACCAAGATCTGGTTCAAACAGGCGTTCAGCGGTGATCGTCGTGGCGACCCACTCGTGATGGGAGCCCCCACGGATGTCGAGCAGTTCGGGTTCAACCCGCAGCAAATGAACATGGATGGGGCACGCGATGTCGCGGAGGAGCGCATCTGCGCTGCCCTGGGTGTGCCGGCCGCCGTCGTTGGCTTCGGCGCTGGGCTCCAGCAGACCAAAGTGGGCGCGACGATGGAGTCGCTTCTGAAGCTGGCCTGGCACAACGGCGTTCTGCCGTATTGCCGCATGTTCGCTGATGAGCTGAGCCGGTCGCTTCTGCCAGACTTCGTCAAGACCGACGACATGCGTGTCACGCATGACACTTCGGAGGTCGTGGCGCTCGCGGACCATGAGGACAGGGAGACGACGCGCTGGAATGGCCGCATCCAGTCGGGTGCAGCTATGATCTCGGAAGCGCGAGAGGCGTGGGGCCTGCCGGTGGATGACAGCCACCGAGTTTACCTGCGTCCGATTGCTTCGTTCGAAGTTCCTCATGGCGCCCCACCGCGTGCCCCCGAAGCGCCCAAATCCCTCGGCGAAAAAGCGCAGGCAAGTCAGTCTGCACTACAACGAGCGAACGCCTATGTCCGTTTCCTACTCGCGGCCGAGAAGGGGCATATCTCGGCTCTGCAAGGTCAGTTGGAGGCCTTCTTTACCGACCTGGGGAAGTCGGCCCGAACGGCTTCGGTAGAGTTCCTGGCTGCAGACCCGACCATAGCCAAGGCACGCGGTGCCGATGGTGAGAAGGCCGACGAACTGCTGATTGAGCAGATCCTTGAGGCCCTTGGGATACCGGTTCATGAAACGACGTTCCGGCGCATCTTAGAGCAGCACTTTCTGGAAGTGGCGGAAACGGTCGCGAAGGCCGGTGAGCTGGTTGGCATTGCAGGCCAGCTCCCCGATCCCGTCGCCCGTGCCATCGTGGCCGCTGGCGGGCGTCGTGCAGGCCTCTTCGATCTCGGAGATCAGACGCGTCGGGCGCTCTTCGAAGCCCTGGCCACCGGCCGGGCTGAAGGCGAAGGCGTAGATCAGCTTGTCGCGCGGATCTCGCGCGAAGTTGAATCCGGGCCGACGTGGGGCACCAGCGAAACGCGCGCCCGGATCATCGCCCGCACTGAAACGAAGTACGCCCAGAACATTTCCACGATCGAGCGCGGCCGCGCTGCCGGCGTCGAACGCTTCACGGTGATCGACGGCCGTCTCGGTCCTGGTCGATCGCTGCAAAGCCACATGGCCCGCAATGGCAGCATCGTGAGCACGTCTGAAGCGCGCGAGATGGCCGACGCCGAGCACCCTAACGGAACCCTGTCCTTTGCGCCGCACTTCGGCGGGGACGAAGAGGAGGACTGAGTTATGAAAACCGAGATCAAGAGCCTAGTCGTCGAGAAGATGGATGATGAGGGCCACGGTCTTGCCCGCATCGCGACGCTGGCGGCTGTGGATCACGACGGCGACACCTATGCTGACGGCGCGTTCGACTGGAAAGAAGGCGGGCAGTGGGTTCCGATCCTGCCAGCTCATGATCGTCGGGCAATGCCGCTAGGCAAGGCGCGAATTTATGAGGATGGGGGCTTTGCGTATGCGGAGCTTCATCTGAACCTCCAGACATCAGCCGGCCAAGACTGGCACAAGCACTTGAAGTTCGACCTTGCTAAGGGCCGCCCGGCCCAAGAGTGGTCGTATGGTTTCGGCGTGATGGATGCTGTCAATGAGCATCGCAACGGCGAGCGCGTGCGGGTGCTCAAGCGTCTCGATGTTCACGAGGTGTCGCCTGTAGTCCGTGGCGCCGGAGCTGGTACGGGCACCCTTGCCATGAAATCGCGGGGAAGCTTCGCTGATCACGTTGATGCGATGATCGAAGAGCTGGACGATCTCGTTACGCGTGCGGAAGGGGTGAAGTCGACCCGTGCGAATGACGGAAGAAAGCTTGGCGCAGATCGCCGCGAACAGCTGAAGCAACTCAAGACGCGACTGGTTGCGGTTCTGGATCTCGACGAAACAGTCGAGGACGAAGGTAAGGCCCAGGCCGAAGCCGAGGCTCAAGCCCAAGGCGAACGACTTGCGGCAACATTCGAGACACGCGGCGCCAGCCGCCGCTGGGCCCGCAGCCAAAACTAGCGGGTGTGACGTGGCGGTCTATGTCGACACAGCGAGATATCCCTTCGGCCGAATGATCATGTGCCACATGTCGGCCGATAGCTTGGAAGAGCTGCACGACATGGCCCGCCGCATTGGCGTTTCGCGCCGTTGGTTTCAGTGCCCGCCGAAGGCGTCGCACCCGCATTACGACATCTGCAAATCAAAGCGCCGGAGCGCCGTTGAGCAGGGTGCAATCGAGATCGCCGATCGAGACCTCCTGCCGATCGCGCGCCGTTTGACGGCGGAGTGGGCCGCCGACCAGCGCTGAGCAAAATCAGCATCGAAATCCGCCCCCATAAAATTTGCGCGTAGAGCGCCGAACATGCCCGCGCTGCGGCATTGCCCCCAGACAATACCCGAATCGCGGCCCACGGCGTTCAAATTGCCTATTTAGGGGGCTTCAGGCTCGAACGGCGTGGCGCGGGGTAGAGCGGCGCCGCCGGCTGCTGGATTTCCAGGCGGATTTCGGCCACAACCTTTTTTACGGATACATCTGTCGCGATGCGCCCACGCACCGGCGCGGATAGGTGGCCCCTACCACTCCCAATAGCCTGTTTCCCGATCAGGACCGCTGCGCCGGCTGTGGCGGTCTTTTCGTCTCGTATGTCGCGCGGGCTGCGGCGTTCATCAAAGCATCGGGAGCAATCACCCATGACCACCCTCACGCTGGCCCGCGAGAAGCTGGCCGCACTCCAAACCAGCCTTGGCGCCGTCTTTACGGAAGCCAAGACGACCGACGGAAACTATGATTTCCAGAAGGTCTCCGGCGAAACCATCAAGTCCAGCCTGGGCCTTGATGGCAAGGGCCTCTCCACCATCGACATCGTCAAGCGCATCAACGAGAAGGACGCCGAGCTGAACGAAGCCGCCTCTCAAGTCGAGGCGCTTGAGGCAGCGGAGAAAGCTGCCGCGTCGCTCTCTCAGCATGAAAAGGCCGTCCGCGGTCTGCCGATGCCGGCAGGCGACAAGTCGCGCACCGAGCGGGCCGTCGCCGAGCTGAAGGCCCTGGGCGACCTTGCCGCTTCCGAAAAGGCCTTTCACGCCTGGATTGAAAAGGGCGCTCCGGATGGGCTGACGCTGCAGTTCGACGAGCTGCTGCCCTCTGACTTCCTCGCCAAAGCGTTGATCGTTCAGACCATCGGCCAGAAGGCCGCGATGACGACGTCAGCCGGCTGGGCGCCGGAAAGCCTGCGGCTGCCCGGTATTGCTGAGGCGGCGACCCGGCCGATCCAGCTGCTGGACATTATTCCGATGTCCCGGACCGGCCAGAATGCCGTGAAGTACATGGAAGAAACGACCCGCGATCACGGCGCCGCCGAAGTTGCGGAGGGTGGTGCGTACGCCGAAGCTGAGTTCGTGCTGACCGAAAAGTCGGCCGCAGTTGTGAAGATCGGCGCCATCATCCCTGTCACTGACGAGCAGCTCGAAGACGTGGAGCAGGTGCAGTCCTACATCAACTCCCGCCTGGTGTTCGGCGTGCGTCAACGCCTGGACGGGCAGATCCTGATCGGCAACGGCACTGCGCCGAATATGCGCGGCATCAAGAATACGGTCGGCATCCAGACCCAGGCGAAGGGTGCGGACCCGGTGCCGGACGTCTTCTACAAGGCCATGACGAAGATCCGCGTCACCGGTCGCGCCATCCCGACCCACCACGTCATTCACCCGACCGACTGGCAGGGTGTGCGTCTGATGCGGACCGCTGACGGCGTCTATATCTGGGGCAGCCCGAGCGAAGCGGGGCCGGATCGGATGTGGGGTCTGCCGGTCGCGCAATGCGATGCCGACGCCGCCGGCACTGGCTATGTGGGCGCGTTCGATCCTGCCTTCATCAACCTGGCTGAGCGTCGTGGTGTCGATCTGAAGGTCGGCTACGTCGCGGATCAGTTCGGCAAGGGTCAGCGTTCAGTGCGGGCCGACAGCCGCGCGGCGCTGGTGATCTCCCGTCCCGCCGCCTTCTGCTCCTGCACCGGTCTCTAGGCCGAGCGGCCGGGCGCGGCTCTGGCCGCGCCCGGTTCCCTGATACCCGCGAGAGGGGCGTCCGGTACGGCTCGCAAGGCCCCCGGCGACCGGTTTTAGGGCCGGTCTGAAACAAGGCTCTCAGGGCGCGCCCCGTCTCTCGCTTTCGGAGGGTTTGATGACCACCATCTCTGGATTTTCCGTTCCGACCGGCTGCGCACTCATTCCGGGCGGTGAGGCCGGTGAGCATAACGTGCCCGGCAACTTGATGCCGGGGGACACGCTGCTGTCGGTCGAACACATCGTGGATGGCTCGCCGCCGACACGTACCGACCGCACCGACGAATTCTCGATCCACGCCACCAAGGGCGGCGTGGTTGAGAACACCACCACCGACACGACCGGGGACTTCCTGCATGTCCTCTGGGCGAAGGCCGAGTGATCGGCCTCTTCAGCTGAAAGGAGCTGATCATGAAAGCGCATCAACGACTGTTTATCACGGCCTGCGCGACCGCGCTGGTTGCCGAGGGCGATCCTTTGGGGGCGAGCCTGTATGCCGCGCCGGGTGACGATATCCCGGACAGCGCCGCCGAGAAGTTCGGCTTGGTCGATGGCAAGCTGCCGGCCGAGAGGAAGGCGCCGCCGACCAAGGAGGGCGACGCCGGGGCGACCAAGGAAGGCGGCGCCGGAGCAACGAAGGAAGGCGACGGCAAGTTGCCGGACGATCTCACCGTGCTCAAGGGCGTCGGCGCTGCTACTGCCGCCGCGCTGCAGGCGGCAGGTCTCGACAGTTTCGCTGCCATCGCTGGTGTCGACCCGGAGCGCCCGCCGGAGGTCGAAGCCAAGGTCAAAGACTGGTCCGAGTTGGTGGACCAGGCGAAGGCCTTGGCTTCGACCGAGCCGGCGGCTGCCGGCGGCGTCTCTGAACCCAGCGAATAGGGGCGTCGAATGGCCCTCCTCGACCGTGTCAAAGAGCGCACCGGCTCGGATCTGTCAGATTCCGAACTGCAAGCCATGATCGACGGCATCGCCGACGAGATCGAGGCGCGCTTCGGCCCTGCCGGGCCAATCACGGTCGAGTTGGGCGATCCGGCCGATCCCGATGCGCGTACGCAAAGAACATTGCGCCTCGCTCGGCAGATCGACACCGCTGAGGCTATGACCGTGGTTGAAGTCGACCCGGCCGACACCGGCGACGCCGCTGCCGAGGTGGCGCTCTCAACGAGCGACTACCGCATTCTGCATGGTGGCCGGACCTTGCAGCGCCTTACTGGCGGTCCGAACGGGCGAGCCTATTGGGCCCCGCTGGTGAAGGTCACCTACACGCCAGCAGGAGACGCGGCCGCCCGCGATGAAGTCACCATCAAACTGGTGCAGCTCGATCTTTCCTATCGCGGCGCGCTGAAGTCTGAACGCGCGGGCGACCATTCGTACACACTGTCCGAGGACCACGCGGATGATCGAGAGAGCATCCTTGGGAGCCTCGCACAAAAGCGCGGGTTTATGATGTCATGACGGCGGTCTGGATCACTGTTGGTGTCGTCTTTTTCGTGCTGTGGCTCTGGGTTGCCGGAGTGCCGGTGTGGGCATGGTCAAAGGTCCCAGGGCCCGTGCGCTCGTTCGCGAGCAAGGCTGCCAGCTCTTTGCTGGCGACAATCGTGCTGGTGTTGATCGCCGCGGCTTGGATCGTGTCCTGGCTGCCGCGTGGCCTGTTCGGGATTTAGCGATGCCAGCGGTTGTCTACTTGTCCGAGCCGGAAGTCATTCGCGGCCGAACAGTCGAATGCGATGTCGACGTCGACGATATCCTGCAGACCCTCCGTGAAAAGTCGGGACGGGACTGGATTGTGCGGGTTCACGATTTTCTCGGCCGTAAGCCCGTGCTCGGCCCGCGGCCGGTGATCCGTCATTTCGAGCTTTGCGTTGCCTGCGGCGGTGAGTGGCAGGTGATCAACCTTTGCACCAAGGAGGCTGGCTCCGTCTTCTTCGATGACGGGAATAGCCGCGAGCACGTCATGAACTACATGCTGGGAATGATCGCGGGCCTCGATCGGGGCGGTGCGGCATGACAGACAAAGCGGTCCTCAACAAGATCCGGAAATGTCTCGCCCTTGCCCGTAGTGGCAATGAGCACGAAGCAGCTGCGGCGCTGGCCAAGGCCCGCGACCTCATGGCCGCCCATGGTGTTACGGACGCACAGCTATCAATGGCGGACATAGAAGAGGTGTCGGCTCGGGCGAGCGGCAACATCAGGCCTCCGCGCTGGGAGAGCATCCTCGCCTCAACGGTTTGCCGGGCCCTCGGTGTCGTTCAATACCTCAACGAAGGGAACCGGACCTTTGTCGGTCGGGGTGCCTCGGCCGAGATCGCGACTTACGCATTCAGCTTTCTTTTCCGTCGCGTGAAAGCCGTTCGTGCGGAATACATCCGCACCCGGTTGAGGCGATGCAAGCCGGGCCGAAAGCGCGCGCGTGCGGACGTCTTCTGTGAAGCCTGGGCGGTTGGTGTGTATTCCAAGGTGGCGCGCTTGTCGCCCCTGCCGCCGGACGAGACGCTGCGGCAATACCTTCGTGAGCAACACCCGACCCTTGTCTGCGTCGAAAGCCGGGCGGGTGATGCCAAAGGTCGAGGGGCTGACGACGACTTCTGGCGCGGGGTCATGGCGGGCCGGGCCGTAGACCTGAACGCTGGAGTGGGCGCGGGTGCGCCTCTAACACAGGGGATGCTGACGTGATCGCACATCGCCTAATCCACCGCGCTGCCGTCGAACGAAATCAAGCTGTCGCCAAGGATAGCTGGGGCGGTGATGTTCCACCGGATTTTCAACCCTTGGCGACCCTGAAGTGCTGGGCGTGGTCGAAGACAACCCGCGAAACGGTAGACGGTGACAAGACCGTCGTCATCGAGGACATGCGCGCCATGTTTTCGCTCGGCGTGGATCTCCGGGAAGGCGATGAAATCGCACAGATCACCGATCGTCGCGGCGAGGTGCTGTTTCCCGGCCGCTTCGCCGTCGAGGGCGAGGTGCAGCACAAGCACACTCACCTTGAGGCCAATCTGAGAAGGATCGACTGATGCGTGTGAAGATTGGTGACCTGTGGCATGACACTGCGGATCAGCCGATCTGCATCCAGTTGACCCCTGCCGAGGAAGACATGATCGCCGAGCGCATCATGACTGGGACAACAGGGCCCGAAGGCAAGATGGCCTTCTTTCCCGACGACTGGGGGAGTGCCGACGAGATGCTCGCCTGGATGGACTAGAAAACGTCAGCGGATGGCCAGGGCGCATTGCCCTGGCAGCGGGGCTCAAGATTGGCGTCACGACCCCCACCAAGCACCGGACATGCTTTCATCCGCCGCCCCATTTGGGGCGAAGGGTGAGTTTCACGATTCCGGAAGGAAGGGAATGACTGCTCACAGCATGCGGCCGGTTCGGCCATCTCGTACACCCGCCCCCTACATTGGCGGAAAGCGCAACCTTGCGAAACGGATCTGCGCGATTATCGAAACGATCCCCCATACGACCTACGCTGAGGGGTTCGTGGGGATGGGCGGCATATTCCTGCGCCGATCAAAGGCGCCGCCGTCCGAGATCATCAACGACTTCTCCGGCGACGTGGCGAACCTGTTCAGGATACTGCAGCGGCACTACCCCCAGTTCATGGATACGCTGCGATTCCAGATCACCAGCCGCCGCGAATTCGAGCGCCTGCAGGACTGCGACCCTACGACCCTCACCGACCTGGAGCGCGCCGCCCGATTTCTTTACCTGCAGCGCGTTGCCTTCGGCGGGAAGGTAAACGGCCGCAGTTTTGGCGTCAGTCACGGCCGGCCGTCGCGCTTCAATTTGACGACGTTGGCGCCGCTGCTCGAGGAGGTACACGAGCGCCTTGCCGGCGTCGTGATCGAGAACCTGACATGGCAGGCGCTGATTGACCGTTACGACCGTCCAGACACCCTGTTCTATCTCGACCCGCCTTACTGGGGCTGCGAAGACGACTATGGGAAAGAAATGTTCGGCCGCGCCGAGTTTGCGGATCTCGCCGACCGGTTGGGTCGGCTCAAAGGTCGGTTCATCTTGTCGATCAATGATCGACCGGAGATCCGCGAAATTTTCGAGCGCTTCGACATCGAGGGCGCTCGGGTGAACTATTCCATTGCGGCGTCCGGCAGTCACGCGGCTGGCGAGCTGATCATCCAGTCGCGAGGGTAGAAATGGCATCGACCCACGATCTCGAATGGTTCGGCGATAGCTTGCTCCCGAAAATGCGCCAGGCGCAGATCAAGGGCGTCAACCAGACAATGGCCTCGGCCGTAACGCGGGCGAAGCTGAACCATGCCTGGCAGAACCGGACTGGCGTGCTGGAAGGCGGCATCGATATCACCGACTATGCCCAGCCTGAAGCGAAAGGCGTGCGCGGAACGTGGGGCGTGAGAGACGTGGTGTATGCCCGCATCCATGAGTTGGGGGGCGTGATCAAGCCCAAGCATGGTGCGGCTCTCACGATCCCGCAATCAGACGGAAGTGTGCGCCTCGTCGCCCAGGTGAAAATCCCGGCCAGACCTTATCTGCGGCCCGCCGCTGACATTGAATACCCTCGTCTGGCCGGGAACATCCGGCGCGCGTTTGAGCGATCCTGAGACGTCAGGCTTGACGTTGTCTGATCTGCCGGGGATGTTGCGCGGCATCTCCTGACCGCCTTGCCCGCGCACCCGCGCCGATATTTCCGCGCCCTAGCCCTGCCTAGTGTCGCGGCATGGCTGAAGACGTCGACATCATCGAAGCCCTTGTGGCGCTGCTAAAGGCGGACGTGCCGGTTTCGGGCGTGGCCGACACGCGCGTGTTCGGCGGCGAATTGCCCAAGGGCGAGGCCGCGTCCATGCCTCGTCCGGCAGTTGTTCTGCAAGCGTCTGGCGGCATCTCCAGCGCGGCTGGTAGCGATGTTCAGCACGACACCCAGCGTATCGATCTGGTCGCCTATGCGGCTTCGCCATCGGCCGCCGAATCCCTGCGCCGGAAATGTCGCCGCGCGCTGACCAACTGCAGCCGCCGGGTGGTCGGCAAAGCCCTCATTCATTGGATTGCGCCGGCCGGTGGGTTCTCCCAGGGCCGCGATCGCGACGGCAAGTGGCCGTACGCCTTTCAATCCTTCCAAGTCTTCCACGCGCTCAAGGAGGTTTAGGTGAACACCGAACCGTTCGAAATCATCGCCGGGCCGATCACCGCCTACATCGGCGATCCCGGCACCGCTTTCCCCGCCATCGATGCCGCCCCCGGCGCCGGCTGGACCCTCATCGGCACCTCCGGTGCGGAAAACTATGACGAGCAAGGCGTCAAGGCTGTGCACTCGCAGGAGGTCAATGTCGTCAAGACGCTCGGCCTGACCGGCGGCAAGAAGGCCTTCCGGACGGGTGAGGGTCTGGCCATCAGCTTCACATTGCTCGATCTGACGCTGGAGCAGCACGCGCTGGCCTTGAACGGCAACGCCGTAACGACCACCGCAGCCGGTGTCGGCTCGGCCGGATCGAAGTCTCTGCCGTTTTATCGTGGTCTGGGCGTGAAGATGCACACGCTGCTGCTGCGCGGCGAGTACTCGCCCTACGGCGACGGCATGAACCTGCAATATCAGGTGCCCTACTGCTTCATGAACGGCTCGCCCGAGACCGTCTTCAAGAAGGGCGATCCTGTCGGCCTGGCATTTGAGATCATGGCACTCGTGGACCCCAATGCGGCCGATGAGGCGTCCCGGTTCGGTCATCTGATCGCCCAGCACCAGCTGCCGCTGGAATAGTGACGGGGGAGCCGTCCGCCGACCCCGAGGCGCTGGCTGCGGAGCACCGCCGCCTCGGGGTCAAGGCCGCGAACCACAAGCAACAGGTTCGCGTCCACCGTGCAGGCCTTCGCGCTGCGAAGGAGCGCCAAGCCGAGATCGAGCGAATGTGCGCCCGCCTCGGCATCCAACTCACACTGCAGCCCGGCGTAGGAGGTATCCATGGCCGAAGCACTTCTGACGCTTGAGCCAATCAAGCGGAACTACATCACGATCGACGGCGAGAATTACGAGATCTACGCGCCGGACGAGCTGTCCATCGTCGAGTGCCAGGAAATCACCCGTGCGGGGGCGAAGATCGGGGAGCTGCAGATTAAGCATACGGCGAAGGCGAACAAGCAGCTCACCGAGCTGATTGACGACGTCGCCCGTCGCGCCTTCGTCTCTATTCCCGACGAGGTCTTCGACGATCTCTCGGGCTTCCAGCGCATGCAGATCGTCTCGGTTTTTACCGGGCTCCTGTTGGGCCGGGCGACCGGGCTGGCGGGAGCGGCGGCGCAGGCGGTGAAGGAGTCGGTTGGGCCGAAGCGGTCATCCGGCTCCAGCGCTACTTTGGCGGGCCTCCCAACTGGTGGTGGCACGAAGCACCGGTCCGGCTCGTAAAGGCCTACTACACGATGATGGTGCGTCTGGAAGCGGAGGAGGCCCTGCGGTCTGTGCAAGTCCAAGCCCTGGGCAGCGGCTTGCTGGAGACGCGGGACTTTCGGAAGTCGATCGCGGAGATCGAGCGTGCGGCCTACGGCAAGTCCCGCACGTCCAGACAGGCGACCCCGGCCCAACTGCAAGCCGCTGGCATCGGCGTGATCGTCGTGCCGCCAGCGGATGGCCAAGAGGCACCGCAAGATGTCAGCTGAACGCCTTGGTGTTGCGCTTCTCGACCTGCGTACGAACGATGCCGGCCTGACGAGCGGCATCCGGAATGCGAAGGCCGGCTCGCAAGCCCTTCAAACATCGTTCAATGAGACCGCTACGTCCGCCAACCTGACGGCGTCGCGCATCGAACACCTGACGGGTGTTTCCGGCGGTCTCCGCCGCAGCGCTGGTGACGTGCAGGCTTATGGCCAAGCCATGGACGATATGCGGGCGCGGTTCAATCCCGTCTACGCGGCCATTCGGCGCTATCGTCAGACTGTTGACGAAGTTCGCCAGGCGCACGCTGTCGGCGCGCTCACAACGAACGAGATGGCCAACGCCATCAGCAGAGAACGGCAGCAGGCCCTGGCATCAATTGCGGCGCTGCGCGGCCGGGCTGCAGCGATGGATCAGGTCGGCCGATCGACGCGCTATGCCGCCATGCAGCAGCGCATGCTTGTGTTCCAGATGAACGACATCTTCGTCTCTCTGGCTTCGGGTATGAACCCCCTGATGGTCTTCATCCAGCAGGGCTCGCAGATCTCGCAAGTCTACGGCCCCAATGAGGGTGGCGCCGGGCGGGCACTCCGCGAGATGGGCGATATGGTGACCCGGACGGTTACGCGGTTTCCCCTTCTCATTTCGGCTGTGGCGGCCGGGGCTGTCGCTTTCTTCGGACTTACGGATGCCATCAGGGATTCCACCAAGTACTCGGTGACCATGGGCGACGTGTTCGTCGCGGCCTTCCAGACAATCGGGTCCGGAATTCTCACCATCGTCCAGCCCGCACTGGATGTGCTGGGCGCGACCTGGAGCGAGGTTTGGAACTGGATCGTCGAGGGCATGCGGGTGACCGGCAATGTGCTGATCAACGGCATGCGGTTGATCGTGCTGGCGATGGCGACGCCCGTCCGGGCGATTGCGGAAGTGTTCTCGCTGGCCTTGGCGACCATCGTTGAGAACTGGCAGCGGCTACCACTCATCATGGGTGACCTGGTGCTGTCGGCTGCGAACCGGACGATCGGCGGGATCGAAGCGATGGTGAACGGCGCCATCGACAGGATCAACGCCATGATCGAGATGTTGCCGGACTGGATCGAGATGGATGGTCTCGGGCGTGTCAGCCTTGGCCGCATCCCGAACCCGCTGGAGGGCTTCGCCCAAGATTTCGGGCAAGACCTTGATGCCCTGCCTGCCCAGATATCCGAAAAGATTGCGCGAGCCATCCAACAAAGCTCCGCAGATGCGATGGATATCATTGAGTCCGACCCGATGGGGGACTTTTACCGCGGCACCCGTGACAGGGCTATTCAGAGGGCGCGAGACCGGGCAAATGCGGAGCCGGATGGGACGCCTCGCGCCCAGATCAGCCCGTATCGAAACTTGGTGCTGGGCGCTCGGGACTTTATCGCCGCGCAGGAGATCGCCCGGCGCGGCATGACGTTGACCGAAGAGGCTGCTGCCGCGCTGAGGTATGAGCATGAACTCCTGAACCAGGCCATCCGGTCTGGCGTGAAGCTTACACCCGCGCAACGTGAGGAACTCAGCGGTCTCGCTCGCGAAATGGCATCGGCCGAGCATGCGACCGAGGCGTTTCGTGAACGCATTGATTTTCTGCGCGAGCAGACCCGCAGCTTCGTCAATGACATGCGCGAAGGCCTCGCGCAGGGGCAATCGTTCTGGGAAGCATTCGGGAGCGCTGTCGGCCGCGCCATCAGCCGCATCGTGGATAGGTCGCTCGATCAGCTCATTGATGCGATCTTCCGCACACGCGACGCCATGGCCTCGACCGGTGGTGGCGGTGGCGGGGGCATCGGGTCGGCCATATCCAGAATTTTCGCCGGCTTCTTCGCAACCGGCGGACTTATCCCCTCCGGGTCATTCGGCATTGTCGGCGAGGCAGGACCGGAACCCGTCATCGGCACATCGCAGGGTGCGAAGGTTCTGCCGAACTCAGCGCTTCGCACTCTCGAAGGAGGCCGGAGCCGGGACACGCTTGTCGTAACGACAGACAAGTCCCCGTACTTCAACACGATCGTGGAGCGGGTTGCCACGCCCGTAGCGGCGCAAGCTGGCCATACAGCGTTCCAGGCGTCGGAAGCTTCGGCGTCGAACCGAGCGCGCCAGCGCGCACGGAGTCTGAAATGACCCTGCACCTGCCAGCCGACATCGATGTCACATCGTGCGCTCCATATCCTGTCTCAGCCAGGCGGGAGCACCGCCCGGTCACCGGAGGCGGTCCAATCTCGCGCGTGACGCGGATGGGGACGCGTTGGGCGATGGCAATTCAGATCGCTCCTTACGCCTATGCCGACGCGCTGGACCTGACCGATCTGGAAGACGACGAAGAGCGCATATCCGTTCCGATCCCGCAGCCAGGTCTGGAGATTGGTGATCCGGGAAACCCGGTGATCGATGGCGCCGGCCAGTCCGGAAACCAGTACGCCCTGCGCGGAATGGTACCTGGCTACACCATCCGCAAAGGCCAATGGGCGCCAGTCTTGGTTGGCGGGCAGCGCTTTCTCTACCGCGCAACCGCGTCGGTGACTGCGGATGCGGCCGGAAAGGTCGTCTTGCCGGTTCGGCCCATGATCCGCTCCGCCGCACTGGATGGCGCTGTCGTCGAACTCGCGACGCCGCGCATTGAAGGCTTCGTGACCCTCGCCGAAGAGGCGTTCAAGGTTGTCGTGCCGAGCTTGGTCAACGGTCTGTCGTTCACGATCGAGGAGACAGACTGATGGACCCGTTATTGAAGGCTAGCTGGGCGGGGTCGATCTCGAAGCAGTTTACCGCGGTCGAGATCCTGCTGCCCGACGCTTCGCTAAGGCTGGTCGATGGCGGGTTTGTCGTTTTCGACGTCGATGGCATCCCGCAGACTTTCACCTCCCGCGATGTCACGTTCGGCACACTGGGTGCGGTCGACACCATTTCAGACGGCGTCGAGGAGGCGGCCATATCTGCCGCGGTCACCCTTTCGCCGCCAACAGATGGCGCCCTTGCAAAGCTGGCGGCGCCGGGCGCTCAAGGCTCACAAGTTCGGATCTGGCAGGGCGCGGTCGATCCGGCCACCGGTCTTTCGATCGGCGCTCCGGAGCGCCTGTTCATTGGCTCGCTGGATGTTCCCAATCTGAAGCTGGACCAGCGGTCCCGGCTGGTCATTCTCCAGTGCGGATCTGACGATGAGCTTCAGCTGGAGCCTTCAGCGCAGCAGAAGTTGTCGCACTCATTCCATTCGTCCGTATGGCCCGGCGAACTCGGCCTGATCCACATCCCGCGTGTCGCTGACAAGGTTTGGTGGCGCCTCGACGAACCCCAGCAAAGCGTCTCCCGCGGCGGCGGCGGAAGTGGCGGCGGCGGTTCCATATCTAATCCGGGGATCGTGATCCGATGACACGCCCGCAATCCACACCCGCAATGGTTCGGCGCCAACAGGCGGCGCAAGCCGCGCTTGACGCGTACGCAGGCAGGCGTGTCGATTTCCGCAGCCGCGACTGTGTGCGCCTGGTCAAGTTCGTCGGCCATCATCTCGGTGTGCGGCTTCCCCTCCTCAAAGGGGTCAGATATCAATCAGAGGCCTCGGCGCAACGCGTGCTGGAGCAGCTCGGTTTGCCGGATCTGACCGCTGGCGTCGATCGTGCTGGGCTGGTTCGCATACCGCCTGCGTCCGCTTGGATTGCTGACATCGTGGCGCTGCCGGCCGATGCCCCGTTCGGCGCTGCGTTGATGATCAATGTCGGCAACGGTCGCCTCCTCGGCGCGGAGCCGGGCGAGAACCGGTTTGCCGTGATCCAGCCGGCCGAATACCTGGCCGCATGGCGGTGGGCTCTCTGATGGCGGCGGCGGCGATTTCATCGATATCCGCGGTTGTCTCGTATGTTTCGAGCGCCTTTGCTGCGACAGCGGCCGGAACTGCAACGCTGGGTCAGTCCGCTGCGGTGTTCGCAATCAGCGCCGCGGCCAACATCGGTGTTGCCGCCATTATGGCGCCGCAGGTCGGCGCGGGTGGGTCGCCCACCGAATGGTCGGCCGATCCGGATGCGCCCGAGCCGTTCGTCATGGGGCGCCGCGGGGTCGCCGGCAAGATTGTTCACCGCAAGGCCTGGGGCAAGGACAACCGCTACCAGTCGCTCGTGTCTGTCCTGTCCTGTGCCGGCCCGATCAATCGCTTTGAATCCTTCACGGCGGATGGCGAGACCTGCACCTTTTCGGGCCCCTACGGTCGTCAGACGAGCGGGACGTGGAAAGATATCTTCTGGCGTGACACGCGCCTCGGCAATCAACCCGACACGGCCCTTCAAACGCCTCTGCAGAAGGGTGACCCGACTGTCGCGGGGCCGGCGCTGCCGAATTGGGGCGCATCGCACCGGATCTCCGGCAAGGCCTGTACGATGGTCACCGCCGCGATGGATGCGAAGCGCGAGCGCTGGGCCGGTGATATCCCGCATTGCCTCAATGTGATCGAGGGCATCTTTGGTTACGATCCGCGCCAGGACTCGACATATCCGGGCGGTAGCGGACCCTGCCGGGCGAATGACCCGTCCACTTGGGTCTACACCGTCAACGGTGCCATCGGTGCCCTCACGTTTGCTCTCGGGTTCTGGGAAAACGGCGAAATCGTTGGCGGCATGGGGGCGCATCCGTCCCGCATCGATATGCCGGCATATGTCGAACTGGCCAATATCGCCGACGCGAACGGATGGATTATGTCGGCCGCGTGGACCTCAGCGGACAACAAGCATCAGGTCCTAACCGCGTTCCTGCAGTCGGCCGGGGGCCTCTATGCCCAGAATGGCGGACTGATCTCCTGCGTCTCGCGTGGCGCCCCGCGGACGTCTATCGCGACCATTTCAGCGCGAGACACGGCCGGTCCAGTCGAGATCGCCGCCGCGGCCAGCAGGCTGCAGCGCATCAATGCGATTGTTCCACGCTGCGTACAGGAAGCGCAGAAGTGGCAACTCGTTCCTCTCGATGAGGTCTCTGTCGCGGCATTTGAAGACGAGGACGGCGAGAAGCGGTCGCGGGGTATCGACTATGTGTTCGTCCCCGAAACGGTCCAGGCCTCTCAGCTTGCGGCCTATGATATCTGCGACAGCCGCGAGGGGATCACCGGCCGGCTACCGCTGAAACCATATATGCGGGATCTCAAGCCGGGTGACGCCTTCACGATCACTGAGCCGGAATTCGTTCTGGACGGCTTGAAATGCGTCGTTCTGAAGCGTGACTTCAATACGGATACGTCGATTGTCACGCTGACATTCCGTTCGGAAACAGACGCCAAACACCCGTTTGCGCTGGGCCTAAGTCCGACGCCGCCCACCGCACCCTCATTGACGCCCGCAAATCCGAACGTCTTCCCGCAGCCGCCGGAAGACGACTGGAGTGCGGCGCCGATCACGATTGACGGCCCGAACGGTGAGACCCGCCCGGCCGTAGAGCTGACCGGCGGCGTGACAACCGTGGGGACGCGGCTTGTCGAGGTGCAATACCGGTATCGGCTTGGAGAGGGCGCATGGACGGCGTGGGCGGTGGCCGGAACGGTAGATGCCGACACGACGCGTGTGTTGATCGAAGGCGTCCCACCGGGTGCGGAAGTAGAGACCGCCGTCGTCTATATCTCGCTGCGCGGTGTGCGCTCGACAGAACCGCGACTGCTCGATCCAGTGTTTGTCTCGACGCGCGTCATCAGTACCGACACGTCGCTCGTAGGTGGGATACCGGCATCAACGGTCCAAGACTTCGTCGACGATCTGGGCAATCTGGCGCTGACCGTGATGCAGGAGGCTCTGGACCGGCGTTCGGAGATCCGGCGCAACATTGCGGATGTCTGGTCGACCTTCGGCACGGCGCAGGGTTTTCTCGATGGCGTGATCGCATGGACCGATCAGGCCGAGCTCTATTCGATCGCGGCGTCGGAGAGCGCGACGGCCGCCGAAAACAGCGCCACCGCGGCGGCCGGTTGGGCGGCCCAGGCGCAAACCTATGCCGATGAGGCCGGCAACAGCGCGTCCGCGGCGAACCTGTCGGCGATCGCGGCGGCCGACAGCGCGACGGCGGCCGGTAATTCGGCCGGTGCCGCGGCCGGCTGGGCGGCGCAGGCGCAGACCTATGCCGATGCGGCTGGCAACAGCGCGTCCGCGGCGAGCCTGTCGGCGACGGCCGCGGCGTCCAGCGCCAATGACGCCGGCGAAAGCGCGTCGGCGGCGGCGCAGTTTGTGCTGGACGCGCAGAGCTGGGCGGATGCAGCCGAACAATATTCCAGCGCCACGCTGACCCTGAAGACGGAGGCGGAGACGGCCGCCAATCAGGCATCGTCCAGCGCGACCCAGGCCGCGAATTCCTCGACCGCTGCTGCCTCGGCTGCGAGCATCGCGGAGGACCATGCCCAGACGGCCGAAGGCTTTGCCACCAGCGCGTCGACCAGTGCGGCCGCGGCCGATGGCAGCGCAAGCGAGGCGGCGCAATCGGCCATCGTGACGGCGGTCTATGGCGCGAGTGCCAAGCAGGATGTGGTCGACGCGGCCGACTATTTCACGCAAGCGCTCAACACGCTGGCCTTCGCGGATGGCGTGTTGACCCATTGGATCGAGGAGGTCGTGACCGGCGTCGGCACCGTCGTCTACTCAGAGAACGCGACAGCCAATTTCTGCACCCGCGCCCGTTTCCGGCCGGTGCCCGGGCGCCGCTATCGCGTCACGGCCGTGTGGCGCTGGGTGTCCGGCACGGTGGGAACGGTGGAAGTCGGGTTCCGCGCCGATGCGGCAGACGGATCCGGCGCGATCGCAAACCGATGGGCGCCGGTGACGGCAGGTGCATCCGGCGAGTGGCGCGAAGCCTCTTACGAGGTCACGGCAACCGAAGCGATGGCGATTGAAAGCTGGCGGCCGGTGCTCCGGCGCAGCGGCAATACCGGCCGGATCGAGGTGCGGGCGCTGGTCTGGGAAGATCTGTCGGCCCTGCGCGCCGTGGGGCAAGACACTGTCGCCGTGTATTCGACCGCTGGCGAGGCCATGGCGGCGCGGGTGATCCAGGTATCGGCAGGCGAGGCTTTCGCAGCGATCATGCTGGCGGCCCGCCAGTCGAACGGAGAGGTATCCAGCGTTCTGCGCTTTGCGGCCCAGCTGTTCGGTTTCGGGGCCGATTTCGACAATCCGCGCTTCTTTATCGATGCGGTGGGTAACGCCATATATGGCACGGCAGACGATGGCAGCACGCGCGTTTTTGAAATCGATTTCGCCAATGACGGCCGCCTGCGCATCTGGAAGGCGGACGGCACGCTGCAGTTTGACAGCGAGGGCGGCGGTGTCCTGATCGACGGCGTCAAGGAAGGTCTGGTCGGCGACTCCGGCCGCCATTTCACCGCCTCACACACCTGGCTCACCGGCACGCCGACATACACCGCCACCGATGTCCATAATTTCAGCGGTACGACTAATTCCATGACGATCGAGGCGGGCGACGAGGTGGATCTGTACTGGTCCTATGAAGTCGTGCTGCCCGCCAACAGCGCCAAGTGGGTCTATTTCTGGGAAGTCATTCGCCGTGACGGCGTGCAGATCCGCAGGGTCGAGCGCCATGTCGGCGCCGGGCAGCCGGAAGGCAATGTCTCAGGCAACCAATCCTCCGCCGGTGAAGAGGTCCGCCCGTCCTTCTCGGCCAATATGGTCGACCTGCCGGCGGCCGGTGCCCACACCTACACAATCTCGATCGAGAAACGGGCCGTCGGCGGCCAGTACATCGATGGCGGCCAGGCGTCTGCCTCCGGCATGACGCTCGAAAACATCAATCTGAAAGCGCTGGCCCAACGTGCCGGCCCGACAAGGATCAACTGATGGCGACCATCAATCACACGCAATTCGCGCAAGCCCTGGCCGACGAGCTGGAGGCGGCTGGCGTCACGCTGGACAAGTCGTCCTTTGTGTCGGCCTTCGTGACCGATCTGGGCAATTGGGTGGGGGCCTATACGTCCAATCCCGTTCTGGCCCAGCGGCTGGTCGAGGTGCTCGCCCGGATCGACGGTATTCTGCTGTCCAATGGCGTGCCGGATGAAGAGACGGGCGAGGTCGGTGCGTTTGCTTTCGATGTGCAGGGCAAGGCTTTCTATGGTCCGAAAACCGAGGCCGGATGGGGCGCGGCGCAGGCCGTCTTGCAGGGGCCGCCCGGCGATGACGGCGAAGAGGTCAGCCTGCAGGTCACCGCCACACATATCCAGTGGCGCCTCGGCTCCGGTGCCTGGCAGAATCTGATCGCACTGTCGGACATAACGGGTCCGCCTGGCGCCGATGCCGAGGAAATCAGCGTCCAGGCCAGCGCCACCCATATCCAGTGGCGGCGCGGCGAAGGTGCCTGGGTCAATATCGTGGCGCTGGCCGATCTGGCGGGTGCCGACGGTGATGACGGGCAGGAGGTCGGCCTGCAGGTGACGGCAACGCACATTCAATGGCGGCTCGGCACCGGCGCCTGGCAGAACCTGATCGCGCTGTCTGCCCTCAAGGGCAATCAGGGCGATCCGGGGAATTCGATCGAGCTGCAGACCACCGCCACACATATCCAGTGGCGCGAAGTCGGTGCTGCGGAATGGACCGATCTGGTCGCGCTCTCGCTTCTGGAGGGGCCGACAGGCGAAGAGGTCAGCTTGCAGGTCACGGCCACGCATATCCAGTGGCGGATCGGCACCGGTGCCTGGCAAAACCTGATCGCGCTCGCTGACCTGAAAGGCGAGAAGGGCGATCCGTTCGACTGGGATGCGTCGGGCACATATGCCGCCCGGTCCGCCCATGACGGCGAGGCGGAAGACTTCGCCTATCTTGCGCTGGACGGCGCCGCCGGTGGTGGCGGGCCGGCCGTGCTCTACATCAAGAACAGCGGCACGTCCGGCGACTGGTCGGACGCGGTGCCATTCCAGGGCCCGCCCGGTGACGATGCCGAGGAAATCAGCGTCCAGGCCAGCGCCACCCATATCCAGTGGCGGCGCGGCGAAGGTGCCTGGGTCAATATCGTGGCGCTGGCGGATCTGGCCGGTACGGATGGCATTGACGGTGATGACGGGCAGGAAGTCGGCCTGCAGGTCACCGCGACGCATATTCAATGGCGGCTTGGCGCCGGCGCCTGGCAGAACCTGATCGCGCTCACCGATCTGAAAGGCGACCCCGGTCCCGGTCTGCCGGCGGGCGGCACGGCCGGCCAGATCCCCGCAAAGGTCGACGGTACGGATTTCAATGTCGAGTGGATCGACCCGCCGACCGGCGGAGGCATGCAGGTTGCCGAGATCCAGACGGCGGCTTTTGCGCCGGAGATCGGCTCGGCCTATCCGGTGTCCACGGCCGGTGGCCCGGTTACGCTGTCCGCCCTGCCGGCGGGGGCCGTGCAGGGCGATCGGTTCGAGCTGCACGATAGCGGTCGCAGCTGGGGCGAGACGAACAAGGTGATCGTGCCGGGCGATCCTTACGACACGTGGCTGACCAATGTCGGCGGCGTCGTGATGTTCGAGCACGATGGCACCGGCTGGCAGATCTACATCCAGAGCGGCGATGACCCGGCCGATTACTTGGAACAGCATGTCGCCCGGCCCTCGATTGCCAGCCCTGTGAACGGTGCAACGGATGTAGGCGAATCTCCGACAATCGAGTCCAGCGCCTTCGCCGTGGTCAACGGTGTGGACACGCAGACTGCGGCGAGCTGGACGGTCACGTCGGACGCGGCTGGTGAAACGGTTGTTGTGCAGTCGGTGGCCGATGCCGTGAACCTGACGAGCTGGACCATTCCTATCGGCAATCTGGCGACGTCCACGACCTACTATGTGTGGGTGATGCATACGGGCGCCACCTATGGCGACAGCGCACGGTCGCTCGCCGGGAGCTTCACCACGGCCGCAGTCTTCATGGACCCGGACGCGCAAGCGATCATCAACGCCATGTCCTCGACGCCTTCGGGGCCCCGCCAATCGCTGATCGAAGATCTGGTCGACGGGCTCAAGGCGGATGGGATCTGGGCCAAGCTGGACGCTCTGTGGGTGCTGGCAGCGCACGACAGCCAGTCGGCGACGGTGAATTGGATGGACCCCGCAGGCTCTCCCATCCTGCCCGTTAATGCACCGGTGTTCACGGCAGATCGCGGCTTCAAGGGCGACAATACGTCGACCTATCTGGACACTCAGTTCGTGCCCGGCACGGACGGCGTCAACTTTGCACAGGACAGCGCGAGCGCCGGTATCTGGGTGCGCGAAGTCGCATCTGACAATGGCGACATCTATCTAGGCACCGGGGACAGTTCGTCATCCTCTACCTACACCCGAATTCAGCGCCGCAGCGATGGTGTCGAGTGGCGGGTGTGGGGGCCGAACGGAGGGCTGCTGGATGGAGGCACCGACTCCGAAGTCGCGACGGGGTTGCTCGTGGCGGATCGGAGCGGCGCGACAGCCTTCCATACCTACCGGAACGGTGCCCTTGAGAATACCGGTTCCGCCGCATCCGGCCCGCTGTCGACCTTCTCAGTTTATCTGCTTGCCGCCAACACAAGCGACCTGGCGGGCTCTCAATCCGATGCCCAGCTATCGGCCGCGTTCCTCGGCGGGTCGCTGACCGGCACAGAGCACGGGAACCTCCACACCCGCCTCAACACCTACCTCACCGCCGTGGGAGCCGTCTAAATGATCATCCTGACGCAAGACCAGCGGGACGCGCTCGCTGGCGACTATGACGCCGGCAGGCTTGAGCCGGTCGAGGCGGTGCCCGGCCTGTACTATGTGCCGGATCGTCTGGCGGCGATCTTCCCCGGCCTCGCCGATCTGCCGGTAGTGCCGGATCTGCTTGAGGCGGCAAAGGCGCATATGATCGGGCAGGCCGCGGCGCTGCGCTGGCAGCGGACGCTGGTCTTCGCCTATGACGGCGCGGCCAACGCCTACGCCGACCCGGCCATTGCGCCGCTGGCCGCGAAGATCCTCGCGCTCGATGAGGCGGCATCGGACGCGCCGGTGAATTTCAAGCTGTCCGGAACGGTCTGGCGCTCCTGGACGCGCACACAGCTGCGCGCCTATGGCGCCGCGATCGACGCGCACATTCAAGCCTGTTTTGACCACGAGAAGGCCCTGTCCGACGCGATCGACGCGGCGGCCGACCTGGACGCCCTTCGCGCCATCGACGTGGCGGCCGGCTGGCCGTAGCAAAGGAGCACTTCCCATGCCCATCTCTTTTCTTTCACGCGGCATCGCCGCGCTGCTTCTCGTCAGCGGCATTGTCGGCTGGGCGTACACGCGTGGGCGAGTAGATGGCTGGGAGCGGCGCGAGATTGCGCAGAATGCCGCTGACCTCCGCGCGCTCGGGTCTGCACAGGACCAGTTTCTCGCTGATCTAAGGATTGCCTTGGATGAGGGCGAGAACACCGCACGCCTAGAGAGCGACTTTCAACAAACCCTAGGAGGTATTCGCAATGAACTTGCGCGCCTGTCTTCTGGCACTGATTGCCCTAGCCCCACAGATCGCAGCCTGCTCATCGATCGAGCCATCAGTGAGGCCAATGCCACCCTCCGCGCCTCCGGCGCCGAACTTGATGGTGCCCCCGCCCTTGGTGCCAGCGATAGGCGCCCCGGCGAGTGAGCGGCACGCCAGCGACTATGAACGGGCTTATGTCGAGCTGCTGCAGTCCTACGTGGAGGTTTCGCTACGGCTGCAGGGGCTTCAACGGCACATCTTGCGCACCACTGACTTCACCCTTTCGAAAGACTATTCAAGCGAGTTAGAAGGCGTTTCGAACGGCGGTTGAGTCTGTGACAAACCGCGCGACACTTTTTGCCAAACCGCGCGGCCGGCTACATTCGTTTTCGTCCTCCCCCTTGATGGGGGAGGAGGGCCGGGGCGCAGCCCCGGGTCGGAGGGGGTGACCGCGAGGTTTTCGCGAACTT